ACGTTTTCAGTTTGATCGGCCGCTCTTGTAATTGGTGATCTGTTCTCTACATACATAACATCGCCTGTATCAGCATCTATCTCACCAGCGTTATATCCACTTGTGAAAACAATACTATCAACAGTTGTTGATGAACTTGATGGAGTAGCAGAAGCACTTGAACTTTGTCCTGTGATAGTATTAGTACCAGAGAACGCTGTTAGATTACCATTAGCGTCACAACCTTCATCATTAAATCTAGTTTGTATGTAATAGAGAATATTGTTTGCACTATCCCATTCTACAACTTTACCGACTGCGCCAGTAGTTGCTTGATTAATTTCTTCGTCTGCTGTAAATGTCCCAGATGGACTAGTTACTAATACAGCTTTCGTACCTCTTAAAGTATTTGCTGATGCGGCAGAACCACCAGAAAAAATATCTCTCATTAAAGATACTCGTCTAAAATCATTAGCAGTTGTGAAGTCACCAGAATTTGAAGTCTCTCCAGCTTCAAAATTGGTATTCATCATCACAAAAAATCCGCCTAATTCTTTAACAGCGTCTTTACCGTGTCCGCCTTTTGGTTCAATAATTACATCTAATTCTGAACCTGATAAACTTGTTGCTCCAGCTGTCACTATGTCTGCGTTTCTAATATAAGCAAATGTGTATCCTGTACCTGGTGTTGTCACTGTAACTGCTGTCACTGCGCCACCTGATACTGTAACTGTTGCTACACCACTTGATCCGTCACCTCTAATAGGCACGCCTGCGTGAGTACCATTAGTACCACCTGAACCAGCTGTTTTAATTTTTACTATATTTACTGCACCATCAACTGCTGCTGAACTAACTGTTGAGTTAGTAGCAACTGCCATAAAATCTGTAGATAAAAAGTTTGATTGTTGAGTAGCAGATAATGTGTACATATATTTCCACTTGTAACCGTCTCCAGTTGTAAGTATAGATGAAGATGTACCAGTTGGTTCTACTGTTGAGTTAGCACCACTATTATTATCTAAACATTTGTAAACATTAAATGTACTTGACATGACATAAAAAGTTGCGTCAAATAAATTTGTTGCGCCAGAGTTTGCAGTTTGAGTTGAAGTACCGCCTGTTACTCTATTACCATAATCGTGTCTGTAATAATCGTAAACTGTACCAGTCGCCCAATTTCTACGAGGAATTACAATAGAAATATCTGAAGTTGCCACTTTTTTTGCTGCCAGCATATCGTCAAAATGGTAAAACTCATCTCCTATTGAATCAACAGGCGTTAAAGGTGCACTATCGCTACCTGCGTTGTCTGTTCTACTATCTGGTCTTGTTGCTGTAGCGTATGCTTGAGGTCTACCTATTCCTAGATAGTACACATTAGATGCGCTTTCTGAAAATGATTCCACAAATTGTTCTTGGTTGTGGATTCTAAATTTGTTTGTTATTATTGCTGGCATTGTTTCCTCTTTTTACATTTATATTTATACGCTAACTTTCGGTGATTTCCGTAGGTAACGCTAAATTTGTTTTTAATCTGTCTGTTGTTATATCCCCTATTTGTACTAATTCACCATCTAAAGATGTATTATAAGTGCCTGTTAGTCTAAAGTCAGCAAAGTTATCTAAACGCATTGGTGATATAGATGTTGTAACTGTACTATCCGAGGCACCACCAGTTGATGTTGTAACAGCTCTACCACCACTTCCACTAAAGTGGGATAACGCAAATCTATTTAGGGTGTTCATTGTAGGGCCACAATATGCGTATCCATACTTATTAGCTGTTCCTCTAATTGTAATAGGATTAAACCCTATTCTAATATTTCTTGTATAATGTCTTTTTAGAGTTAAATCTCTAGTGTTCGCTGTAAAGTGTTCAGTAGTTGAGTCTGTAAAGTCAGGATCAACACCTGCTTCTGGTGTACCTCTCAATGTAGTACCATCATCTACTGTACCTAATCTTCTTCCAAAGATACTAGAGAATAATGTATTGATTACTAGATCAACACCTGGATCAAATTCTAATCCACTATTAACACCTGTGAAACTTCTAATTTGGTTATTTACTTGACTTGTAATATCTACTTGTCCTGTAAAGTAATAACCAGCTGTGTGCATAGTCTTTTTAAAACTATCTCGCCAGTCATTAATTGAACGACCAACTTTGATTACATATGAGAAATCCTGATAGTATAAGCTATCTTGTATCTTCATTGTTGTTTCTGATAAGTGTCCATCTTCATTGATAAATTCACCATCAGTATCTACAACTGCATTAACACTAATAGTAGCAGTTGATAAATCATTCTTCATTACTGTTGCTGTAATTTCTGAAGACGCTCCTGTAATTGTAGTGTTTTCTAAAAACTCTCCTGTTGCATTTGAAACTTTTAATAAATTTCTAGTTTCATCAAATGATACGACAGTTGCTGTGATAATAGTAGAACTAGCATTAACACCAGATAAAGTTTCTCCAGCTATATAATTACCTGAAGATTTATCTTTTAATATAATATAACTAGGTAATGTCATAATTGGACTTGGTGACGCCTCATAACCTGCGCCAGTTTCAATTTTTTTAGTATTAAGTAATCTTCCTATTTCTGGACCGTAAGCAATAACCTTTGCTCCAAGACCCCCACTACTAGTTACCGATGCTGTAGGTAAAGACGAATAACCACCTCCACCATTTATAATTCTTATATCAGTTATATCAGCTGATCCTGATCCACTTTCTTGTACAATTTTATCTCCTGTATAAACATCACCTCTAACAGTTTCATCTTCTAATACAATGTGATCAGTTGATGTAGCGCCCACTGTTCCATTTTCTGTTGTAATACCACCATTGACAATTGAAACTTTTGCTAGGGCTGATCCATCACTAAATGAAATACTATCTCCAACAGCATAACCAGAACCAGCATCATCTATTAATATTTCTGTTATATTTCCTGCTCCTACATTATCTACTTGTAGAATAGCATTTGTTCCACCACCTGATAATACAATAGCATCATTAGTATTTAATAAACCACCATCATTTGTAATAGTAACAATATCAGGTATTCCTGTTACTGTTGCTTTAATAAAAGTATCTGATTCATCTGAGGCTGTACCTCTAATTTCTTCGCCAGTTACAAAAGTACCTGTTACTGTATCATTATTTAAAATAAATTCTGTAACTTCATTAGCACCAATTTGAAATTTAAATACATTTTCTATAATCGCAGTAGCACCAGATGTTTGACCTGTAATTGTTCTTCCAATCAAGTCTGATGTTTCGCCAGTAGTACCAATTGCTCTTAATATTTTTTTAGTATCAAATTGACCATCTGATACTCTTAACATTTGTTCTCTAGGATAAATTGTTTCTGAATCTAAATTAAATAGAAATCTAAAAAATACTTCGTGTCCTCTTTGAGTACCTTTTGCTCTATAAACTGATTTGATATTTTTAATAAGTTTTCTTTTACTAACATTACCATCTAAAGTTTCAGGTAAAGAATTTAAAAACTCATTTCTGAATTTTGTTAAGAAGTTTGATATTGCTTTATCAGGATCACGGAAGTTTAATAAGTCTTGTATGTTATTTACAGGATTAGGTCTATAATTAGATATAGTTGCTCTAGCTGTTGAGATAGAACCTATAATTAATTCGTCTTGTATAAACTTATCTTGTGCTGATATGAATAATCTATTATTAACTAAATCTTCTGATAGAACTGTAGCAGTTGCATTAGATGTTTGGCCAGTAACTAATTCACCTCTTTGAAATTTTCCATATGCAGAATCCTCTAATAATATTTTATCACCTTCGTCTAATTGTGTTCTATCAGTATCTAATTTAGAAGCGTCTAACACTAAACTATTTGTTTGTGCTGTTTCTGTTTCTAATTGTATACCATCTGTTAATTCTATGTTAGCAAGAGTAATCTCTGCTGACTCCATAAATTTATAATATGAATTAACAAACTCTAAAAATTTAGGGTGATCGCTAAGTACAAACTCTGGTACTTGCTGATTTAAAAGATTGGTTATCTTTTTTGTGAACTTTGCCATTAGTAACTACTTGTTGTTGTATAACCTACACCTGCGTCAGAAGATCCTCCAACAAAAGTGTCAGCATTAACTGTGATAGATGAATTGGCTGTGTCTATTTCTAATATTTGATCTCTTACAGGAACAACATCATTTGAAGATGGTACTACTGTTAATTCTATTTTACTTGAAGCTTCGCCTCTTATATTTTCTACACTTAAAACACTTAAGGAATTTATTGTGATTGAGCCAGTATCATAATCTATCGTACCTTGGTTAGAAGCACTATAAACTCTTGTTGCACCTGAGAAACTATATCGTCTTATATTACCTGCACCATCATCATCTAAATAAAATACTGTTGAACTATCACCGGATACTTTGAAACCTGAACTTTCTAATATACCACCAGCTGCTGAATTGTGACCAGAGTGTGGATTGTATAGTGAGTTTCTAAAATAAACATTATATTTTGAACTTACTGTTAATGTAGGTGTAAAATCTTTTCTTATTTTTAATGTTGTGATGTTTGATAGTATAGATGAATCTGTATTATCAATTAAGCCTGTAACTTTTGAATATCTAAATACACCATCAAATTGAGTTAATGTATTTGTATTGTAATTTGTTAGTGTAGTCAATATATCTGATTTTAATGTATCAGCTGTTTTGTTAGCACTATTCTGATCAAACTTAACATTAGTTGTAAGTAATATAGATGTAGTTTCTGGATCAACAATTTCGGGTCTTACAGAAGCAACATTATATTTTTTTAATTGTGTTACCAAATTTGTTTTAGTTGTATTCGTTAATGTAGAACCTGACGCTGCTTTGATAGCAATTTTAACAACACCATATACAGGAGTTTCATCATCTTCTCCACCCCAAGCAGAAACTGATTGAGCATTCGGATAAAGTGATTGTACAATAGTTTCATAATCACCTGTTGTAACAGCTCTATCTTGTGCTGAATATTGTAAAGGTGCATTATATCTAATTGATTCTTTTGTTTGTGCTTCAGCTCCACCTTGAGCACTTGATACAGTTGTTAATGTAACATCTGAATATCCACCAATACTACCTGATAGAGTAAATGAACTAGCACCATTTGCCTCATCTTTATTTGAAACAATATATTCTAATATGACAATGTTACCATCATCTAATTTATTACCTAATACATCATCACCAAAGTAAACTTCAAATTTACCATCTTCCATTTCTTGTAAAAAATAAACCTTTGATGTAGCATTAATACTTGTTATACCTGTTGCTAATGTGTATGTACTAGTTGTAGTATCACTAGCTGAATTTTGTACTGAAACTTTTAAAGTAGATGTATCAGCGCTAACACTTGGTATTACAAATCTTTGGTCAACATCTGTACTGTCTGCTGTATATTTAAATGTAACTAAAGTACCTTCGTAAAGAGGTATATTTGAAAATTTATAAACACCATTTGTAGGTGTTAGTGTATGTACTGCATTTGTAACAAACTGATAAGTTTCACCATCAACAGAAGTTGTAAATGCTGTACCTTTTGCCATTGTAATTGTAGCAACAGTTGTAGGAATATTATTCATTAAAATATCTACAGTTGCTGTTGGTGACTTTGGTGATGTAGGTGTGTAACCTAACATCTTTGCTAATGATACAATATTTTTTCTTATGTCAGCACTGTCTAGGTACATTTCATTTGCTAACATATTAGCATTGAAACCTAAGTAGTGAGTATTGTAAGCAAGTAAGTCTAGTAAGACAGCAAAACCAGAACCTTCAAAGTCGTAATCTTGGAACTCTGATTGGTCTTGTAAAAATGATTTTAAATTTGCTTTTATATCGTCAAAATCAAAATCTGAAACTTGTAATTTATTGCTTGCCATCTTATCTTAATCTTTCTAAAAATGTTTCTACCGTAATTGGATTTTGTACTCCTATAACATAAAATTTAATTTCAAGTCTATATGAATTTCTATCAATATCAGGATCAGCCAAAATTTGTGTTATCTTTGCTCTTGGTTCAAAGTTGTTTAACACTTCTTCTACTTTTCTTTGTAAGTTTAAAGCAGTCAATGGTGTCATTGGCTCAAATAATAATGCTCTAACATTACCACCAATCTCTGGGTGGAAAGGTCTTTCAAAGTGATTAGTATTAATTAAGTTTCTAACACTTCGTTTAACAGCTTCAACATCAGTAAGTCTGTTTACATCATTTGTAACAACATTTCTACCAAAGTCTAAATCTAAATCTTTAAAAATTCTAGTAGATCGCTTACTATCGTTAATTGCGTTTATATTGGCCATACCAATATTTATACATGATTAACCAGCGTTTACGTTAGAACTTCCAGTAGAGGCAGCATTAGCTACCCAACTACCATGACCACCTGTTGCGTCACCAACTCTATGAATAGCGATACTATTTACTCTAACTGTAGAACTACCTGCCACCGCAGGGTCACCACAACTTGTTGTATCACCAATTCTTATTGAGGCAGCGCTGTTTATTGATACATTTGGCGAACCACCTGTATATGCCGTTTGATGAAAAGGATTAGGTGTTGGACTTGCGTGTCCTACATGAACATCTAAACCTGATCTAACACATGCTGGCATTATTTTCCTTGTGAGTTGTAAACTTTGAATGATCTTTTACGAGATTTATTCATTGATGATTTTTTTACTCTTTTACTTGTACCTTGTGAAGTTTTTTTAGGCATTCTTTCGTGTGGTACAAAACCTTTTGATATTTTAGCCATTATCTACCTGCTTCTTTGGCCGCTTTAAGTGCTGCCTTCTTTTTTTCAATTATCATTGCCTGTCTAATTTTTCTACCCATTGGTATTTCAATAGAATCACTAATTTGTTTGCCTTTTTTACTGATATATTCGACACCAATGACTTTATCTTTAAAATCACCTTGAACAGCTATAACAGCTTTCTTTAAACTCATTTTTTCAACTTCTTTTTCATCACCATTTTCATTCCAAAACTTAAACATTCTCATTTTACTCATTTTTTATGCTCCATTAAATAAATCTTCGTTACTTGTTGATTTTTCTTTTTTTTCTTCATGCTTACAGTTACCACAACACTTAATTTCACCGTTGCCATCGTAATCTTTCATACAATCGCCGCCACAGTGACAGTCATGTCCGCAATTTTCACAATATTTTGTCATATTTCTATTTATGTTAATATTTACAACGCACATTTGCGTGTTTTAGATTCGTTTCTGTCAAATTTTCTTTATTTTCTAACGCCGAATCGCCAATTTTCTCTAAATCTGGCCTAATTTTACACGATATTTTGGTACAAGAACAAATGGCGAACAAAAAAAGTGAAAAAGTCAAGTAAATCAACCCTTTTTTAACCAATTTATTTGCTATTTTATCCATTTTTATCTGTACTATTGTATTTATCCTGATATATTAGCTAGTATATGATAAACAAAAACATAAAAACAAATAATATGACGATAGTTAGAAATATCGCATATAAACAAATAGAGAAAATAAACAAAAATTTAAAAGAAGTTATTGAAGTTGACAATACACTTTTAAATATGATTGATATTAATATGAAAAACGCAATTAATAAAATCATTTACAATTATAAACTAAACAACTAGGAGAAAAACACTATGATTAAAGAAATGAACACTTTTAACAATAAATTATTTTCAATGTCTATTGAAGATTTAAATATCACTAAAGACTTAATCGCTGATATTATTAAGAATAAAGTTAAGTCTGTAATGAAAGTCGGTATGAAAGTTAATGTAGTACAGAAGACTAAAAAGACACCTGGTGTTATTACAAAAATTATGCAATCAAAATGTTTGGTTGACTTAAACGGTAAAATTTACAGAGTACCAATGTCAATGTTGGAGGTTGCGTAATGAATTT